GAAAACCCAAGCACAAACTACAAGGATAAAAGGAAAAGCATTAGAATTGTTAGCGAAATACATATTTAAGTATACAGGCGGTTTATTTGAGGTTTATGAGAATCTTGGTACGAATACAAATGAGATAGATTTGTTTTTAAAATTCTCAAATAAAGGGAAGATGTTATCAGACTTTATTGGAAAACAATATAGTAAAATCATATGTGAGTGCAAAAATTATAAGGATAAGGTTGGGGTAACATATGTTGGGAAATTTTATAGTCTTGTAGAATGTTCAAAAGTTAAATTAGCCATTTTAATTTCATGGAAGGGATTAGGCGGAGACGGATGGGAAGATGCACAAGGACTTGTAAAAAAAATATTTCTTTTAAAAGAAAGGCTAGAAGATCGTATTTACATATTGGATTTTAACAAAGAGGATTTCAATAAGATTCTAGAGGGGAAACCGTTAATAAAGATTTTGGATGAAAAATGTGAAGAACTTCAAATGTCAATAGATTATCAGAAATATTTTGAGAGACATCCAAATCAAGATGAGTTAGAGCAGAAAATAGATACTATATTAAAAGAATGATTATGAGCACAAATTAGAGTTCTCTGGATACAGATTTTAAATAAACGATTATTAAGCACCTTTTAGGTGCTTTTTTCATGCCCAAAATAATGACATGCGGTTTTGGAGACCGTTAGTCTACCAAGTAGATGATACCACAAAAGGAAAGAAGGTGAGCCTTTATGGCATTAACAGAAAAACAGAAAATATTTGCGGATGAATACCTTGTTGATCTGAATGCCACAAGGGCTTACCGGGTAGCATATCCCACCGTGAAGAAAGATGAAACAGCAGCAGCCGCCGGAGCCAGATTGTTAAGAAATGTTAATGTTTCAGCATATGTCCAAGAGCGTATGCAAGACCGACAGAGGCGTACAGAGGTTACACAGGACCGTGTTATCCATGAGCTTGCAGCGATAGCCTTTGCTCAAATAACAGATTATTTAGAGATAAGGAATAATACTGTTGTGATAAAAGATACAGCAGAGCTTTCGCCAGGGCAGATCAGCGCCATTGCCGGTATTAAAGAGGGAGCAAACGGCATTGAAATAAAGCTGAATAGCAAGGAAAAGACGCTTGAACTTTTAGGGCGTCACCTTGGCATGTGGAATGATAAGGTTGAGGTCTCTGGATTGGCGGAGGAACAATCCAAGCTGTCAGAACTGCTAGAGCAGCGGCGAAAGCGGCGTGAGGACACATGAAATGAAAGTAGGAAAAAAATTTGATGCTTTTATCGACAACGTGGCAGAGGTTGAGTTTTTAGAGGGCACAACAGCGGCGGGGAAAACGACTGTCGGGGTCTACAAATTTATGATGGAAGTGTCGGAAAGTAAAAAGAAGCTGCATATTATTTCTGGCCTGGATACTGGAACCATAGAGAAAAATATCATAAACAAAGACAATGGTATTATGGACGAATGGGGAACTTTGGTTGAGTACAACGGAAATGGAACAAGCAAAGAGAAACTTCCGCATATCATTTTCAAACCAGGGCCGGGAACCGAGAAGATTGTATATATTCTCGGTTACGATGATAAAAAGCGGTGGAAGAAAGCTCTTGGAGGACAGTATGGTTGCCTCTACATAGACGAAATAAACATTGCAGATATGGACTTTGTGAGAGAGGCATCCATGCGATGCGATTATATGCTTGCCACCCTAAACCCGGATGATCCAGGATTACCGGTTTATAAGGAGTATATTAATTGCAGTCGTCCACTTCCAGAATGGCAGTATGATACCCCAGATGAAATATTACAAGAGCTGAAAGAAGAACCAAAGCCTGGATGGGCACACTGGTTCTTTTCTTTTTTTGATAACATATCCCTGACAAAAGAAAAAATAGAGCAGATCATCAGGAACGTGCCTGTTGGAACCAAATTGTATAAGAATAAAATCCAGGGGCTACGGGGCAAAGCAACGGGCCTTGTCTTCCCGAACTTTGACCGGAAGAAGCACGTAAGGTCAAAGGAATGGCTAAAACAACAGATAAAGAATGGAAAAATCAAGGTCAAAAAGGTCACAGCTGGTTTAGATACGTCATATTCTTCTGATAGCCCGGACACCATAGCAATGATTTTTCAGATTATTACAGAATGTCGCAAAGTTATTACAGTAGATGAAAGAGTATACAGCAATAAGGATCTTTCAATCCCGCTGGCTCCTTCTGATACTGTTAATAACTTTATTGATTTTCTGGAAAGGAATCGCCAGGAATGGGGTTTCGCCAAGGATGTGTTTATTGACAGTGCTGACCAGGCGACAATCACGGAGCTGAACAAACATAAGCGCCTACACAGCAGCATTTATAATTTTATTCCGGCCTACAAAAAAACGAAGATTATAGACAGAATCAAGCTGCAACTGTCCTGGTTACAGCAGGAATCTTATTTAGTTCTGGATCATTGTGCTGAGCACATTTCAGAGCTTGAGAGATATAGCTGGAAGGAGGACAAAGACAATGAGCCGGAGGATAGAAACGACCATACTATCAACAGTAGTCAATATGCGTGGTTGCCTTATGTGATGATGATAGGAGATGAAGAAGAATGAGGTGGTGGAGTAACATCATGGAAAAAGCGAAAAATGGAATCAGAAGCTGGCTGAGTGTTCAGCCTGCGAACCCGGCAAAAATAAATATTACAGAAACCCTGGACTATGAAGGAAATGCGATCAAGAACCGGATATGGTACCGGGGAGACAGCAATGAGCTGGAACAGCTATACCGCCAGCTCGTAATTAATACAGCAAGGCATAGTTTCTGGGCAAGTAAGAGCAGCCCAGGCATGGAAATTAACAAGATTCATATAGGGCTGCCGTCATTAACCGTAGATGTACTTTCAAATGTAACATTGGCAAGCTTGAATGAATTTCAATTTAAAAATTCACAGGATAAAGAAATATGGGACATGATAGATAAAGAAAATGTAATGAAAAAACGTCTGGAAAAAGCCGTGAAAGAAACGCTTTACATCGGTGATGGAGCGTTTAAAATCACTTTTGATACCACTATTTCCAACTATCCCATAATTGAATATTACCCAGGTGATCGTATTGAACCTAAAATTGTGAGAGGTAGGATCTTAGAAATTGAGTTTAAGACTGTATACGACCACAAAAAGAAGGAGTACGTTCTTCACGAGCACTATGGATATGGTTATATCAAATATAGATTGACGTGCGAAGATAAAGAAATTCCTCTTGATGGAATACCAGACACGGCAGGACTAAAGGATCTGGCTTTTTCAAATTATCAGGAAACCAAAAATGGAGAGGTAATCCAAAGAGGTGAATATATGCTTGCAGTCCCGTTAATGTTTTTTGAATCTGGAAGATGGGAAGGCCGAGGACAAAGTATCTTTGATAGAAAAATTGATGCGTATGATAGCATCGATGAAGCGTGGAGTCAGTGGATGGATGCACTCAGAGCTGGACGAAGCAAAGAGTACATACCAGAATGTTTTTTGCCGAAAGATCCAAAGACCGGAATGATTCTCCCTAACAATCCGTTCGATAATCGGTATATTAGGACAGATTCGGATATGCACGAAGGGGCAAAGAATATTATTGACCTTCAACAGCCTGCGATCCCACATGAAAGTTATCTTGCCACATACATAACAGCCCTGGATCTTTGCCTGCAAGGGGTGATCTCCCCGGGGACGCTTGGCATAGACGTAAAGAAGTTAGACAATGCAGAAGCCCAGAGGGAGAAAGAAAAGGCGACATTGTATACCAGGAACGCCGTAGTGGATGCACTCCAGGAAGATCTAAAAGAATTGGTTTCTGTAAGTATTATGGCATACAGAGAACTGAACTCTATTGCGAACAACGGCCCCGTGGATGTAGACGTATCCTTCGGAGAATATGCAAACCCCTCATTTGAAAGTCAGGTGGAAACCGTAGGCAAAGGAAAAACACAGGGGATTATGAGCATAGAGGCCTGTATAGATGAGTTGTATGGAGATAGCCGGGACGATGCCTGGAAGGAAGAAGAGGTTGCAAGGCTAAAGGCAGAGCAGGGGATTACGGAGATGGAAGAACCAGCGGTCAATATGGAAACTGGCGGATTTCAGATAGGAGGATTGCAGAATGGTGGTAATGATAGGAAAACGGGCATACAAAATGAGCAAAAAGGAAAGCCAGAAGTTCTTGAAACAAATGAGTAGCAATGTTCCGTTCGGGATATATGCAATAGAGAAGAATGGAACTATTGAGATGAGAAACGACCAATGCAAAAGCCGAACCAAACTAAAAGAACTGAAAAGGACATTTAAACAGCAGGGATACAAGGTGTATAGCAACACCGGTGATTGATATGCAGGAATATGATATTTCAGAAGCATTTAAACGGATAGAGGATGAATTGATTGCATCTATGGTCCGTAATATGAGCCGACACCGAGTAGATGAAATAAAAGAAGGAAAACAGTGGTCCATGTGGCAAGCTGAGCAGCTAAAGTCCTTAGAACAATACCGGCAGCGGAACCGTAAGAAATACGGCAAAGAGTTCGGAGAGTTGAACCAGCAGATTGATCATGTGATCCGTAAGGCCAGAGAAAAAGGAAACATGGAACAGGAGACAAGGATCTTGCAGGCGATTAAGAAAGGCTACAAGGTCCGGGGGAAAAACCGCAATCCATCCAGCAGGGGAATGGATGCAGGTTTTTTTAAGGTTAATGACCGAAAACTTGAGTCTCTGATCACCGCCACCACCCATGACATGAAAAAGGCAGAAACAGCAATTCTCCGTATGTCTGAGGACAAATACCGCAAGGCAATCTTTAATACTCAGGTTTATGCTAATACCGGGGCCGGAACATATGATAAGGCTGTGGATATGGCAACAAAGGACCTGCTCCAAGCTGGGTTAAATTGCGTAGAGTATAAAAACGGTGCAAGGCACACGCTCGAAGATTATGCTGATATGGCGATCCGAACGGCTTCAAAGAGAGCGTATCTGACAGGAGAAGGTGAAAAGCGGCAAGAGTGGGGCTGCCATTTGGTGATCGTTAATAAGCGTGGAAACCCATGTCCAAAGTGTCTTCCGTTTGTGGGTAAGGTATTGATTGATGATGTGTGGAGCGGTGGAAGTAGGGCGGACGGTGTCTATCCGCTCATGAGCGCTGCTGTTGCTGCTGGACTATACCATCCACGATGCAAGGATAGTCATACAACATATTTCCCAGGAATCAGCCGGCCCCCGGATGATAAATTTTCAAAAAAAGAACTGAAAGAAATTGAGGAGCAGAGTAAACAGGAGGCTAAACAGCAGTATGCCAAGAGACAGAACGAGAAATTTGGCAGGTTGGCAAGGTTTTCACTGGATCCGGAGACTCAGAAACATTATCAGCAGAAAGCAGAGCAATGGAGAAATGTTAGATTCAGGACAGGTAACCAGGATAGTCGTGGTTATGCTGATAAAAAGCGGCCATTGGCAGATTTCCAGGCAGTACCACAGGAAAAGGTTGTGGATGTATTGCGCAAAGAATCCGAAAAGTGGATTAATGGTCTTACAGAGAAAGAGAAAAGGGCTATACGGAAATATACTTATAACTCTGGCGATAAAAAGCCGAATCGCTTTTTTGAGAGATTGAATGCTATGCTCCGGGGAGATGCTGCTGGAGATAAAAGGCTTAAAGAATATGCAGATACTATTTCTAATGCACTAAAAAAGAATAAGCTCAAGCAAGATATTATAGCCTATAGAGGAGTCAATATAGATCCGACAGCAGGTGCAGAGATTGGTGATATTGTTGCGCCTGGGCAATTCTTTAGTACATCTGTTATTGATGCTCGTTCGTTTGGTGCAGGATATAAGATAGTGGTATATGCGAAGAAAGGTTCAAATGCAGCATATGTCGAGGTACTCAGTCATTTTCCGAAACAGAGAGAACTTTTGATTGACAAAGATTGCTTTTATAGGGTACTATCAAAAAAAGGGAATACCATCGAATTGGAGGTGCTTTGATATGGCAGATAAAGAAAAAGAATATCAGAAAGTCCTGGAAGAGAAAGAACGTGAAAGAGTGTGGAGAGAGGAACCATTGAGGTTTCATAAAGCCACACCAGAAGAAATTGATCAATTAAAAAAAGAAGGGCGTATTTAATACCACCAGTCAAAAAAATGGCAGGTGGTATTTTTGTGCCCATTTTTATGGAAAGAAAGGAATAGATATGGCAGTATCCGTACAAATCACAGCAATCATTTGCTTTACAATCATAGTTTTATGCTGGATGGGAGGTGATAGCGATGAGTAAAGTAAAAATTACACAGTCTTACTACGACAAAAAGCTTGGATTTTTCAAAGATCCGAATGATGAGTTGGAAGTATCTGACGAAAGAGCAGCAGTATTAGTAGAAGCAGGAGTGGCAGAGTTGGTCGTCCCAGAGACGGCAAACGAAGAAAAGCCTAAAGGGAAAAGGAAACCAAACAAGTAGTTGGAGGTGATCCGTTTATCTCGGTAGAAGACGTTCCGTAAAACGTCTTATTTTTATGCTCCAAACACGATATGAGCTTAAAATGTGCGTGGCCGGTGACACCGATGAAAATGGAAATAACAGAGTGACACTCTTAAAAACGGAAGGAGCAATTATGTTTAAAAATACAATCCCAATGAATCTTCAATATTTTGCAGAATCAAATGGTAACGGTGAAGGACAGGAGCCAACAACACCGCCTACTCAGCCGCCCGCAGCAGGCCCGGAGATTGACTACGATAAGATCCAGCAAATGCTTGATGGTACACTTGCGGCAAAAGAGACAACGGCCCTTAAAGCGTATTTCAAACAACACGGGCTGAGCCAGGAAGAGGCTGAGCAGGCTATAACGGCGTTTAAAGAACAGAGAGCAGCGAACCAGCCGGATGTAAATGCAATCCAGCAGAATTTAACTGCGGCACAGCAGCAGGCACAGCAGGCAACGATTGAAAGAGATGCTTTTTTGCTGTCCGGCGATCTTGGAATCGAGCTGAAAACCATGCCGTATGTCCTAAAGATGGCAGACACGTCACAAGTCATTGGAGAAGATGGGAAAGTAGAACAGGAGAAACTAAAGGAAGCGCTAAACAAGGTTCTTGAGGATGTGCCGCAGTTAAAACCGCAGGCAGATGCACCAACCGGGTTTAGACAGATTGGGGTAGGGCAGCAGACACAGCAGCCAACACCACCACAGACGCAGCAGAAGACCGTTCCAACAAAGAGGTGGAACAGATTTAACTAAGGAAAGGAAAATAGAATATGGCTTTAAATTATGCAGAAGTATGGGAGCCGGAGCTCTTAGAAATTTTAATTCAGGGGACTCTTACATCCCCGTTTGTAACTCAGAATGTTCGTTGGTTAGATGCGAAAACATTTCATTTCACTCAGATGAGCACCAGCGGCTATAAAAACCACAGCCGGAACGGCGGATGGAATAAAGGGTCGTTTGCACAGACGGATGTTCCGTTTACCTTGAAACACGACCGCGATATTTCGTTTCTGGTTGACAAGGCAGAAGTAGACGAAACGAACCAGACGGCATCCATCCAGAACATTTCAAGGACGTTTGAGCAGACGCAGGCCGTACCGGAGACAGACGCTTTATTCTTCTCAAGGGTTGCGCAGAAAGCACAAGTAACAGAAGGATATCACAGTTCTACCGCAGCAGCAGATTATACCGCAGAAAATACATTCTCTAAACTTAAAGGATACTTAGCCGCTGGGAAGTTAAGAAGGTACAAAGCAAACGGATCACTGATCATGTACGTGACCTCTGCTATCATGGACAATCTTGAAAATTCTAAAGAGTTTTCAAGAAAAATCGAAATGACACAGATTGCAGAGGGCGGGCTCGGAATCGAGACAAGAGTAACGGACATTGACGGCACTGTGGTAATGGAAGTGATCGACGACGAACGATTCTACGACAAGTTCAATTTTGATCCGACAGACGGCGGTTTTGAACCGGTTGCAAGCGAATCACACCGAATCAATGTGCTGGTGGCTTGCGGACAGACTTGCAAAACAGTGCCGAAGATTTCAAGCATCTATTATTTTGAACCGGGGACACATACAGAAGGAGACGGATACCTGTATCAGAATCGTTCACTCTCTGATGTTTTTGTATTCCCGAACGGAAAAGACAACAAAATCGACAGTATCTACGTGGATGTAGATACAACGGCTTATACAGCAGTGTAGGAGGTGGTGCATATGGCACTTGCCTCTTATGCAGATGTGTCATATTACCGGGATCAGTACGGCGGTAAAATGGCTGATGAAGAAGCGGAAAAGGCGATCTTCACAGCGAGTCGCCATATAGACTCTATGACGTTTAACAGGATTGTAGGGAAAGGCTTTGACAACCTGACGGAGTTTCAGCAGGACATTATTCGTCACGTCGTATGCAAACAGGCCGATTTTGAAAAAGAGAACGAACCTCTGATCAATAGTATTTTGTCTTCTTACAGCCTAAATGGGGTGTCTATGGGGATTAATACAAACGGATGGAATGTAACAATAAGAAACGGCGTTGTGATGCAGGCTGACACATATTCCATGCTGGAACAAACCGGGCTTTGCTGCCGCAGACTGGGGGCGGTGTAGATGGTGTGGCCGGAGCTGGTGCCGGAATTTATGTGTACAACCGAAATCCATGTACTGATTTACGGCGAAGAGTTGGGAGAAGAAGGGCAGCCGATCCCATTGGTAGATGCAGATTTAAAATGCAACTACCAGGACAAGGCAAAAAGAATATTGACCAGCGAGCAGAAGATCGTACAGATTACGGGTTCTGCTCTTTTTCATGGGGATATTGCCCCTGATGTTCCAGTGATCAGCAGCGGAAAAGCTACAATATTCGGCGTGGATAGACGGATTGCATCTGGGGAAAAGGCCAGGAACCCTGATGGCACTGTTAATTACACCAGATTGGAGTTAATCTGATGCGATGCAATTCCGTCATAAAAATCAACACATTGAAAATGAAACAGTTGAGCCGGGCGCAGGTAAAAGCATTAGAGCAGACGGCAGAGGCAGTACATACAGATGTTGTGCAAGCCCAGGTAATGCCGTTTGATACCGGGAATATGCAGAATGAATCTACGTTTGTTGATTATACGGACAGCTCCCGTGGGAAATGTACGATTGTATCGTCAACGCCCTATGCCCGCCGATTGTATTTCCATCCTGAGTACAATTTTAATACCCTAGAAAATCCTTTTGCCGGAGGCGAGTGGTTCCGACCATGGCTGCCAGGAGGGATTTATCAGGGATTTGCTCAGCAGGCATATAAGAGATTTTACCGGAAGGAGAGTGGTATCTAGTGCTGCTACTGGCGGACATAAAGGACTGGTTAAAGACAGTTGGGAATGCAGAGCATTATTACACTGGGAAACTGGACAATAAGAAACAAAAATCCATTGGAGTGTATCAAAGGGCCAGCTATGGTCCTAAGAAATATTCCATTGGAGGGAGTAAAAAATACGAAGTAAAAAATGTTTCCTTGCTTGTGCATTGGAACGAAAATGCAAAGGAAACGGAAACTGCAGCTATGGAGCTGTTTGAGAAATTAGAAGAAATGAAACAATTCAGAATCAATGACACAAAGGTATATTTCTTGTCTATGCAAGTGCCGGAGCCAGTGGACGTCGGCACAGACGACAACGGAATATATGAGCGGGCCATTTGGCTCGATCTTTATTTTATGAAAGGTAGGTAAAGAAATGCCAGAAGAAAATAGAAGTGGGGTATATCCCTGTTATGAGAACCAGTTCCAGGTCGATACTGCGGCTGCAGGTGCTACTGCAGCAATGAAAACGATTGCCGACTGCGAAACCTTTGAGGTGTCTTTCGACAATGGTGTGGAAGAATGGACGCCATTTGACTCGGAAGGATGGATCAGGCGATTAATGACCGCAAAATCCGTAACCATCACCGTAACAGCGAAACGTAATGTCGGCGATGCCGGAAACGATGCCGTTGCGGGTCTGGCCTGGAAAAACGGCAGAAATGTGGAAAAGGATTTCCAGTGGACTTTCCCGGATGGAACAGTCGTAAAATTCGGTGGAGCAGTAATCAATGTAACAAACATCGGTGCCGGAGATTCTACGGCAGTGGCACCGTTGGAATTTGAAGTCATGTCCAACGGAAAACCAACCGTAACAACAGGAGTGTAACTGGCGTGTAGGGAGAGATTATCTCTCCCTCTTTTAATGAAAGGATAAGAAGAATGAGTAAAGTAGTTGATATTACAGATAGATTGAAGTTTGAAGAAAACCCGGCGATCGAGATCAAGGGAAAAAAATATGAGATCAATGCGGATGCCACGACCATGATCGAGGTCATGGGTGAGGTCGGAGACGGTGAGAATATTTCTCCTGCTTCCATCTCTAGGCTGTGCAGCTTGATCTTTACACCAAAAGCACAAAAAGATATTGAAAAACTACATTTGAAGTTTGAAGACTATTCTACCGTGGTAGAATGTGCAATCGACCTCATTGCCGGTGGAAATGAGGAAGAACTGGGGGAGTAGGTGACCCCGGATATGATTTGTTTCAAGATTGGGATTTGATCGTTTCAAGCCTTGCAGAACAATACGGGGTTAGGGTGTATTCCGAAGAGTTTCGGAAAATGCCCTGGCATGAGTTTAAGGCTTTACTCTGCGGTATCGGCCCGGATACGGCACTGGGCCGTATCGTTCAGATCCGTATGGAAGATGATAAGGAGGCTCTAAAAAACTTCACGAAGGAGCAGCAACAGATTCGCAACGAATGGCGTGGAAAGGTTGCGAAAGCAAAACCGGAAAAAGACGTGAATGAGTTCCTGGAACAGATGAAACAGGCGTTCATAGACATGGCCGGAGGTGATAAAAATTGAAAAAGTAAAATGCAAAAAGTGTGGTCAGACCCTTTTGATTGCGGAGCACGTAAAAGGAGAGATCAAATGTCCACGCTGTAAATGTGTAAATAAAGTAGAAATCAAGCAACAAAGGGAAGAGCATAGGTAAGCGCCGATGAGCAGCTAAGCCAGCCTACTTTGCAATCAACAGGGTAGGTGAAGAAATTGGCGGAAAGTGTAGGTCAGATCGGGTTAGACCTTGTGGTCAACCAACAACAATTTAATAGGCAGTTAGGAAACATCCAGAATCTTGCAAAGAAAGCCGGGAAAACTTTGGCGGCAGCATTTACGGTTAAAGCCGTAGCTGATTTTGGGAAAAAGTGCATTGATCTGGGGTCGGACCTGGCAGAAGTGCAGAATGTTGTAGATGTCACCTTCCCGAATCTTACGGCGAAGATAGACAACTTTGCAAAAAACGCCGCTGCCTCTTTTGGACTGTCCGAAACGATGGCAAAGAAGTTTACCGGTACATTCGGAGCCATGTCAAAGGCATTCGGATTTTCTGAAAAAGAGGCCTACAACATGAGCACAACCTTGACTGGGTTGGCCGGTGATGTGGCATCCTTTTATAACATATCCCAGGATGAAGCATTTACAAAGCTAAAATCTGTCTTTAGTGGAGAGACAGAAACATTAAAAGACCTTGGGATCGTAATGACTCAGAGCGCCTTGGATCAATACGCACTTGCGAATGGATTCGGGAAGACCACGGCGGCTATGACCGAACAGGAAAAGGTGGCCTTGCGGTATGCCTTTGTGCAGCAGCAGTTGGCACTTGCTACGGGTGACTTTGCAAGGACATCTGACCAATGGGCGAATCAGGTTCGTATCCTGTCATTGCAGTTTGATTCCCTGAAAGCATCCATCGGGCAGGGGCTTATTAATCTGTTCACTCCGATTATTAAGGTAATCAATGCTCTTCTGGGCAAACTCGTGACGCTCGCAAATGCCTTTAAATCCTTTACGGCGCTGTTAATGGGTAAGAAGTCAACCGGGGCATCTGCAAGCCTTAAAAACACGGCCGATAGCGCCAGCAACGTGTCTAAGAACCTGAACAGCGCAACCGGTTCCGCTGGAAAATTGAATAAAGCAACAAAAAAGGTTGGTGATACAGCCAAAAAAGCTGCTAAAAAGATTTCCGGGTTGATGGGCTTTGATAAGATCAATAAGCTTACGGAAAAGAAGACTTCGGGAACAAAGGGCAGCGGCGGTTCCGGTGGTAGTGGAGCGTCAGGAGGTGGCGTTTCTGCAGGAAGTGCGGACATGGGTTCCCTTCCAAAGGATGCCGAAGAGAAGACATTAAAGCTGGGGAAAGGATTTGATAATCTCAGAAAAGCCATTGACAAGCTGAAAAAGTCATTCGGCGGCTTTTCAAAAATCGTCACCGGCGCATTTCAGTGGATTTGGAAAAATATGCTGGTCCCGCTCGGGAAATGGACCATGCAAAAGCTGGCCCCGAAATTGATCGAACTGTTAGCTGCGGGTCTGGACGTTTTAACGGAGACTTGTAAGGCACTACAACCTTTATGGCAGTGGGCCTGGGATCATTTATTTAAGCCACTGGCGAAGTTTGCTGGAAATGCCATTATTGCATTTTTGGATTTACTAGTGAAGGGACTGACGGCGCTTTCAAAATGGATTAGCAAGCATAAGACAGCAGTACAGAATATTGCGATTGTAATAGCAAGTTTTTTTACAGCGTTCAAGCTTGTATCTTTTGTAACAAAGGTTATCCCGATTGTAACGAGGGTGGTATCTGCTTTCACGGCGTTCAAGAAAGTCGTCATGTTTTTAGGTGGACCATTGAAAGCGATCATCAGTCTGTTTAAAAATCTTCCGCTGGTAATATCTTGTCTTGCTTCTCCGGCTGGAATAGCCGTGGCAGCAATAGGCGCAATCATCGCTGTGGGTATATTGCTCTGGAAGAACTGGAACAAAGTAAAGAAATTTGCATCTTCGATTTGGAAAAAGATAACCTCTGTTGTGTCCGGCGCAGCAAAGAAGATTAAAGGTTTTTTATCGACCGTTGTAAATTTTATAAAGAAGAACTGGAAGGATCTTCTTTTATTAATTGCAAACCCGTTCGTTGGCGGATTTAAACTTTTATATAAGCACAATGCTAAATTTCGGAAAGCTGTTGACAAATTTGTCAAAGCAATCAAAAAGAAAGTCGGGGATTTAGCGAAAAAAGTCGTCAAAGGATTTACAAGCATCGTCGATAATTTGAAAAAAATCCCTGGAAAAATAAAGTCTTTCTTTAAGGGGAAAATCGACGGTGTAGCGGACTGGTTCGGCGGTATCAAAGATGCGTTCGTAGATATGCTTGGACATCTGGCAGATCATGTACCGGATCTATCAGCTGTCAAAGAGGCGATTACAAACAAAATCGGTGAGATCGCCGCAAAGGTTACAGGTGCTTTAGAGACAGCAAAAGACTGGTGGTCTGGTCTGAAAGAAAAGGCATCTGAAAAAATCGGAGGATTTACGTCAAAAGTTACAGGTGCTTTAGAAACGACTAAGGATTGGTGGTCTGGATTAAAGGAAAAAGCGTCTGAAAAGGTCGGTGGTTTTGTTTCTAAGGTTTCTGGAGCACTCGAAACAGTGAAAGACTGGTGGAGTGGTCTAAAAGAAAAAGCAGCCGACAAAGTTGGAGAGATCGGCGCAAAAGTCAAAGGGGCATTGGAAACGGCAAAGAACTGGTGGGACGATCTACGCCAGAAGATGATAGAAAAAATAGGCGAGATTAAAAAAACAGTTGTAGCAACGTTTACAGGTATCAAGGATAGAGCTTTTGAGTCGGCTAAGGCTGCTTATAATTCAGTAAAAAACTCTAAAGTTGTAAAAACAATCAGTGCGGTTAAGCAGAAGACATGGAATAAAATCAAAAAAGCATGGGATTCGCTGAAAAGAGCAACAGTAACAAAGACATTGAAAACAGTAAAGTCAAGAACCTTTAATGCTTTTAAAAAAGCATGGGATTCAATGAAAAGTAAAGTGCTCACAATCAAAGCAAATGTATCAGGGGCTATTACCAATCTGAAAAATCTTGTCAATTCAAAGATCATTAACCCTATAAACAAACACATTATTGGGAATTTAAGAAAAATCCCGGGCCTTGGTAAATTACCAAAGATTAAGCCATTGGCACAAGGTGGATATGTGAAAAAGAACACTCCGCAGCTTGCAATGATCGGTGATAACCGTCATCAGGGTGAAGTAGTAGCACCAGAGAATAAAATGATCGCCATGGCAAGGAAAGCAGCGGAGATGTCCGGCGGCAGCAGGGACGGAGAGATAATTTCCCTCCTTGCCGAGCTGATCAGTGTAGTAAAAGCAAAAGATACAGACGTATATTTAGACGGCAGAAAAGTAACCAAAAAGGTAAACGATGTAAACAATGCAGATATAAAGGCCGGGAAAAGGCCTATTTTGATTTAGGAGGGATGCGAAGATGGCAACATTAAGCTGCGGAGGAACAGCTCTGCCGGAACCGGTAGAACTGAGTACGGCAGATGAAATTATCTGGTCTGCCAATACGGAGCGTTCCTCTAACGGAACCATGGTCGGTGAAGCGATTGCAGAAAAGAAAACATTAGAAATCAAGTGGGGAATCCTCACTGAGGCAGAAGTGAAGAAAATAAAAGACAATCTGGTCAAAGGGTTCTTTCCTATCACTTTTAGGGATGCAGGAAAGAACCATACCATCTCTGTATACCGTGGGACTCTTACAAAGGATCATCTCGGATATATTGGGGATGGTTTCTATTATTACAAAAGTGCCAGCGTGTCCATTGTGCAGAAATAGGAGATAATAATGAAATTACAGGAAATTATCAGGAATATGGAAGGGCTTGCAAAGCAGTCAGGCAAAATATATACAGCAAAGCTCGGGTATGCAATCTCAAAAAATATTAAAATATTCCAGGAAGTCATAAAAGAATACGACGAAAATCGGATTAAGATATGTGAGCGATATGCCGAAAAAGATCAGAATGGTAAAGCACGTATCGAGGAGGATAAGTATGTATTCACAGAAGATAATGAAAAAATCGTGAATGAGGAATGTAGCGATCTGCAGGACGTAGACCAGGAAATTTCTATCATGAAAGTTCCTTTTTGCGAGCTGGAACGCTGCGAAGCGGATCGTTATGACATTCCAAGCGTGTCGGACATAAGCGACTTGTCATTCATGATCGAGGAGTAATCAGGAGGGATGCTATATGTATCAGAATGTAAGTGAATATTATGGTGATGCAGTAGCAGGGCCAAACAGATCTTTTAATTTGAAGCTGACCGAGAATGGCATAGATATTGTTGGTTCTTTAAAATCGGTACAGATTACATCCGGTTCCGAAGAAATAACAATAGGAAGTGCTATCTCATCTTATCTTGATGCCACAATAGAAAAACAGGAAATAACCTTGTCAGGGAGAGAGGTTATACTTCAAGCAGGTATTGAGATAAATGGAACATATGAGTATATCCCGATGGGAGCTTATACGATTCAGAATCCCCGGGTACAGGGGAATACAATCTCTTTCACGGCATACGACCGTCTGACAAGCCGATGCAACGGAGGATACTTCTCTAAAATCACATATCCAATAGACGCATTAGATGTATTGTCAGAGATTGAAAGCATGACCGGGATCACGATTGACAAGACGGGACTCGCACGAGGAATACAGATCCAAAAGAGAGCAGTAATAAATGAGGACGTAGACAGTGAAGAAGATACTGTGATTACCACATATGTGAACCCGTTTGACGGTTATACATATAAAGAAGCATTAGGCTTTATTGCTGGGCTATACGGAAAGTTTGCCATTTGTGGGAGGACCGGCAACATCGAATTTAGATGGTATACAGAGACAGGGTATACCATCACGGCAGACACGTTCTACGATGATTTTGAGGAATCGGAAGAGGGGTTCGCCTTGGGCCGTCTGGAATGTGATACTGCGGATCAGACGCTGGTTTCTGGCACAGGAACAACCGGTATTTCTTTTTCCAATCCGGTTATGACTCAGGGGACACTGGATGATGCCTTTTCAAAGGTGAGGGATCTGTCATTTGTACCTGGGATGGTCCGATTTATCGGAGATCCCAGGCTTGACCCGTGGGATATTGTCACTGTCATAAAAAACGATGGAACAGAATTTAAAGTGCCTGCTGTCCATCTGCTCACAGCCTATGACGGTGGCCTAATGCAATCAATAACGAGTGCCGGGAATACAGAGTCAGAAGACGATGCCGACAGCAAAGGGCCTGTAACAGAGATGGTGGAGCGGGTATCCTATGACCTGGCTTTCATTAAGACACTCATGGTGGATAATTTTACTGCCACAAACGGAACAGTTAAAAACCTGAATGGTGACTTCCTGAGCTTCAAGGCTGGTGAATTTGAGACACTGAAAGCACAGCAGGCGGCCTTTGAAAATCTTACTGCTGAGAATTTTACAGCTGTCCGGGCAGAGATAGACAATATTCTGATAGGTAATCTTGACGCCGATTATGCAAGAATTGATTTTGCAAACATAGACACAGCAAAGATTAAACAGGGCTTTATGGAAAACCTGATGGTCAGCCAGGGAATTTTTACAAGCGATATTACAGCGGCAGAGGGGACTTTTACGAATTATCTGACCGGTGTTAATATCCTTGCGAACAACATAACAGCCGGTACATTAAGTGTGGAACGGCTTATCATCACTGGTTCTGACAAGTCTATTGTGTACGAGATCAATAAGGCAAATGGTACACCGCAGTTGTCTCAATCGACAATGGACGGCGGAGCATTGACCGAGCGAACGGTCAAAGCGGATCGGATTGTAGCTGAAAGCATAACCGGGAATGAGATTGCCGCAACTACTATTACAGGACAGCATATTGTAGCAAACTCCATTACAGCCATGAGTCTTGATGTAAATAGTATTTTCGCACAGGATATTACAGCAACCGGTACGATAACCGGGATAAATCTTGTCGGTGCAACAGGAAGTTTCAGTGGAAATATTACAGCCGGAACCGGTACGATCGGACCATGGAATATTGGAAATTCATCTATTTGGAAGGGGAACAGCTCTTTTGCAACCGCAACCGGGATGTATTTTGGAAACGATGGATTAAGTATCACGGATAAATTCAAAGTTTCAAGCGCAGGTATTATGACAGCAACAAATGGATCTTTTACGGGTAATATAACAGCTAATCAAATGATAGTAAAAAATAAACTTGTTATGACAAATGATGATTTGAGTATTTCGGCATCGGCACTTACAGCATCATTAAGCACCAGGGGGCGTGCTTTATATATAAATATGGATAATCAATTTGATACGGTGGGTGTGGGCGGAAGCCTAAAAGCCGCAGGCAGTGTAGTTGTTGATGGTGAGATGTCCGTAAGCAGTAATGTAACGTGTAATGACGTAATTGCCAACGGCTGGGCATATGTCGGACAATTACGCTTCAAACAAAATAGCTCGGGCAATTATATATCTATCGGCAATTACAATAATGCGTGGAACAACTATTATTATGCACCTGGATATCATGCATTTTATTGCAATGGGAATGGTGTAGCATATATCCAGTCGAACGGAATCAAAATGAATAATTACGACATCATGTTTAATCTCGGACATGGTGTTAAATATGGAGAAAGCGAATGGATACTACGTGGCTATACATCGGGAAGTTATAACGTCACAGCGCTTGGTAATGGAAATAGGAGAACAGTGCTTTATGGTTCGCAGGTAAGGCTAAGTTCTTCAACTGGTACTACGGTTACATCGGACAGGCGACTTAAAAAAGATTTTAGCGATTTTGATGAACGCTACGAGAAGTTTTTCATGAATCTAAAGCCTCAAACTTATAAAATGGCATATGAAAAGAATGCTGACGAATATAAGAGGACAAACGGATTTATAGCACAAGATGTAGAGAAGGCATTACTGGAGGCGAACATAACTCCGGAAGATTTGGATTTAATTTCCTGCGATACCGCAGACAAAGAGCTCTTAGATGAAATGTTTAATGGACATCCACCAGACATTGAAAAGCAGTATTCACTAAATTATAACAACTTCATTTCTCTAAACACGTACATGATTCAAAAGAACCGCACAGAGTTAGAATATCACGCTGGATGCATCGACCTGCAACAGGCAGCTATAAACGACCTCCAAAATCGGCTCTGGCAGGCAGAAAAGAAAATAAAGCAACTCAAACAGGCAGATCAGTAAGCTGTCTGTTTTTATTTTTAGAAAGGGGACAATCAAATGTTAAATGTAAAGAAATCAATAACATTGACTGGTACGGTAACTGTAAAAGACGGAGAGATGGAGAAGCAGGTAGTTTATCTTAATGCGAACATTTCTAAAGCGGGAGGGAATGATAACATTTCGCAGACTATTCAGGACCGGGAACTTTATAGTGCAAATAAAGCAGAGATCAGAAAGGATGTGGCAGCTTTTACGGAGCAGGTATATGCAATTCAGGATCAAGAGGAATCTCTTTAAAGAAAGGAAAGTGAGGTAAATGAAGAAAATGGGAAACAACATCATTGATACATACAACGCAGTGACAGGAGCAGCAGTGGCAGTATTAAGCTACATTCTTGGAGAACACTGGATACTATTTGTAGCCTTTTTTGCTCTGAATGTGGCGGATTGGCTTACGGGATGGATGAAAAGCCGTATGGCGGGCAAAGAAAACTCTGCGGATGGATGGAAAGGAGTCTTCAAAAAGTTAGGATACTGGCTCATGATTATGGTTGGTTTTGGGGCCAGTGCAGTGTTCGTTGAAATTGGCCGGGTAATTGGAGTTGATCTTGGAATTACGACTTTGCTGGGATGGTTTGTCTTGGCATCACTCTTAATAAATGAGATACGGTCCATTGTAGAGAACTTTGTAGAGGCTGGTTTTAATGTCCCGGAAATACTTATCAAAGGGCTTGAAGTTGCAGACAGAGTAGTAAACAAAGATCAGGAAAAAGAGGGCGAGTAATCGTCCTCTTTTCTTTGCAAGGAAGGAGATAATAACATGGCCAAATATAATGTACACGCCGGACACTGCCCGCAAGGGAAAGGGGCCTCCGGGGCTACAGGCTTTTTGAAAGAGTCTGTGGAAGACCGGAAAGTAAAAAATGAAGTGATCCGGTTGCTAAAGGGGCAGGGGCATACCGTGTATGACTGCACATGCGATACGGAAGAAACACAGAGCGGCTGCTTGAACAAGATTGTGAACAAATGCAACCAGCACAGTGTAAAGCGAGACGTTTCAATTCACTTAAACAGTGGCAGGAATGATCAGAAGGGTGATGGATCTACAGGAGGGGTTGAGGTTTACGTATATTCCGACTGCTCAGAGACATATGACGATGCAGAAAAAATCTGTGCGGCAGTTTCAAAGGCACTTGGGATTGCAAACAGGGGAGTAAAAACAAACGCATCTCTGCGTGTACTTAGGTCAACAAAATCACCGGCGTTGCTCGTAGAGTGTTGCTTTGTAGATGATAGGGATGACTATGAGCGTTGGGATGCAGAGAAATGCGCAGCAGCTATTGTAAAAGGACTGACCGGGAAGAGTGCTGGATCTGGGACAGATAAAAAGAAAGAAAAGGACCCGGCAAAGGAAAACACACCGAAAAAAGCGTCATCCTCTAAACCAGGCAAAAAAGAGATTATAAAAGATCTTCAAACGGCCTGCAACAAACAGGGGTATAGCGATCAGAAAGTAGACGGTGCCGCCGGGAAGAATACTCTGGCAGGATGCCCAACGCTCCGATCAGGAGCATATGGAGAGATCACAAAGTGTATGCAGCGGTTGTTAAAGTATGTTCACGGATATGATTTTGGAAAATATGGATGCGATGGTGATTTTGGAAATGCGACCAAGGCTGCAGTGAAGAAGTTTCAGAAAACAAACAATTTAACCACAGATGGAATTGTAGGAAGGAAGACCTGGAAGAAGTTGTTGGGAATATAGGACTTAGGGCCGGGAGAGATCCCGGTCTTTTTTGTCCTGAGTATTAATTTCCCAAACTTTTTATTTTCTGAAATATAGTTGTCTTAAAAGTTCCAGAGCGGTTGTATACCCATTATAGAAACCGACGGCTTTACAGAGTGATCCGTACTCACCTTTAAGATTGGATAACTGTATCTTTCTATACTCTTCAATCTCAAGATTTTCTAAAACTGTTTCAAATGATTCAGAAATTTTTGCAATATCTCCGTCGGGTATTTCATTTTCCAAATAATAATTATATAATATCTGCTCTAAGTTAAAATTCATATGTCCTCCTCATGTATTATGCTATAATGTCTACGAGAGATTTAGGAGGAATGAGGAAATGATTGTATATAAGATGAACATCAAGAGAGAGTTAAAAAAACTTGGCTTGGACTATTCTACGGTGAAAAAGAATAAGGTAATAAGCCAGTGCACTATGAGAAAATTTGTGAAGGAAGATGTATACATATCCATAAAGACCTTAAATACATTATGTTGCATATTAGGAAAGCAGCCAAGTGATATATTCGAGTATATAGAAACTCAGGAAGACAGGGAAAAGATTCTTGAGAGAATTGAATATTGAGATTCGTGTTGCATATCGTGTTGCATTTTTATAAAAAGTCTTTTTTTATGCAAAAATTAAAAGCGATATGCAAAAATAATTATGTGCCAAGAATGGCTTAGATATGCGAAACTACTGCAAACCGCATAAACAAGCCATTCATAAAAAATAGGATATTTCGGGTTCGATTCCCGCCTAGTCCATCGCAAAGAGCGCGTGTTTACGTGCTCTTTTTTTGAATGATACTAGGAAAGACTTTCACGCATTAGCGTGACAAGGTCTTTCCTAAGTAATAAAAAAAGAATGGCTTAGATATGTTTGAAACACATAAATAAGCCATTTTTTTATTTTCTTCTTTTTGTATGAGAAGCTGGTTAGTAGCAGACTTTGCAGGGCCTGCTCTTAGGACAGGAAGACAGGGAGCCATGATAAATCGTCCTGGAACGGCCCAGAGTCGGGCAGTCTATGGTACTGTGGTATACAGAACCTCCGGGAGTCCAGTAAACTGTTTCTGTATGTTTCTTTTTTGAAGACTTCTTTTTAGGAGAAACCTTAATCCGGCAGGTTGCTTTTTTGCCGGACTTCATAGTCACTGTGATCTTGGCAGTGCCTTTTCTTTTTGCTTTTACTTTTCCCTTTTTTGAGACAGTGGCAATCTTCTTATTGCTGGATTTCCATTTTTTTACGGAATCACCTTTTGCATATTTTATTTTCAGTTTGTAGGTTTTAGAGACTTTTAATTTTACGGTTTTCTTCGTAAACTTTACATACGGTTTTAATTTTGCAGTTTTCTTTGACTGTCTTTTATAACATTCAAGACACTCGCGCTGTTTCAGACCTGTTTTATGGATGGTTGGTTTTTTTACGGTATACCAGTCATCCCATAAATGATCACCTGTTGCAGGGATAGTTTTAGTCTGGCTTTCATAGCAAAGATAACACCAGCGGGATTTTTCTCCGGTATCACTGCATGTAGGTTCAGTCGTAGTATCCCATTCACTCCACTCGTGCTGACAAGACTCGGCTGCCGGGATCACAAGTGTTGGTATTATCATAGAGAATACCAGAATCATACAAAACAATTTCTTTTTCAT